AACTTCATCATCCCCATTATCTATAAACCCGAATGGGGCTATGTCATCTTCTATTTGTTTTATCTTATCTGCCATTAGGCTAATTCTTAAATCAATATCGTTTAATTCTTTGAAGTTCATCTGAGTAGAATACCAGGCAAACATCACAAGTCCCATTACTAGGTCATCCGTTGCTCCACCTTCGGCAGCCCACGAAGTCCCTTTTACAATAAATTGTGCTAATTCTGATATGGTCTCCAAATCGTTAATGACAAGTTTATCATTTTCAATAAGGTCTTTGAGATTAGAACATCCAATTGCCTTGACTTTCTTGGTCATCTTCATACCAAGTTTGTCTTTAACTCCAGATTCATTTATAGTTTCACTATATTCTAAATCATAGTGTAGTATATTTGCGACTTCTGCCCCAGGTCCATTTGATTCTATAAGAACTGTCGCATTATTAAACATTTGGGCTACTTGCAGAATAAGTGTAGGTAAAAGCATAGGAGAAACTGTATTTGACCTATACTTAGCAACTTGTGTAAATGGAAGTTGTGTAATATCAATTACATTCATAGTAGAGTAATCTTGTCCTCTACCCTCTGCAACATCCACTGTCATAAAGTAATTATGTTCTTGAACTGGCTCCACATATATATCAAGTTGTTCTATGCGACTTATTGGATTCTTAACTGCCAATGCGGCAAGTTTACTTGCAGATATTAACGTCCCGGCTGAGCCAAGAAATTCACATTCAAACTCTTGTCTAAATTGTTCTTCACTTGTGTTTGAGATGGTCTGCTTCTTCCAAGCGGCATCTCTGTTTGGTACATCCCACCAATTAATTTCAAATGGCTTATAATGTGAATTGCCTTCTGTCGCATCAGTCCACATCTTATAGAAATGATTCATTCCATTTGGTGTAGATACGATGATAACTTTTGAGGTATTACCAGAAGATATAGTCGGATATACAGAACGGAAGAAATCTTCTGCCATATTCTGTTGAACGAATGCAAACTCATCAAGAAAAATTAGATTGAATGAGAAACCACGAATAGAGGAGGATGATGTTGAGCCTGCAAGAATTCTTGAACCATTTTCAAGTTCTATTGAGCCTTTGTTCCACTCACAAACTCCTTGTTGAAGAAACAACGGGAGTTTCTCATATGCCATCTGTAGTCTGCCCAACAATTCTCGTGACGTTGCAGATTTATTGGCTAGAATAGCGACACTTTTTTGGTCATTAAATAATACGTACCAGAGCATATACGCAAGACTTGTCTGGGACTTACCTGACTGTCTTGGGCATTTAACTATTGTAAATCGTTCATCAACTAAAGTCTGTATTAAATCTTCTTGAAATGGCCATAATTCAAACTTCATTAACCCTTTATCGACATTAACAATGTGGATGTGGTTTTTAATGAAATGAATCGGGTCATCTCTACATTTTACGTATTCTAGAATTTCCGCTTCGGTAAATTCTATAGGTACATTAACTCGTTTAAGTAGGGGGTTCCCTAGATAAGTAGTAATCGTCATAATATAAGGTTACCTTTTATTCAGATGTTGGTTCAATACCACCTTCTTTTTCAATAATTTGTTTCATCAGAAATTTCATTCCGTCGTCTAGTTTATCTAGTTTTTCATTTAAGGATTGTTGAGTGATAACCATTCCATCAAATAGTTTGTTGTACTCAGCATCCTGTTTATTTCTCATCTCAATTTGCTCTAGTCTTGCCGCAAACTCAGAATTTGTCTTTTCGCTCATTTCAATATAAACTACCATTCGTTCAACATCTCGTATCATATCCATCATAGAAGTGATACCGAATAGTATTGCGGCTACGCATATGACCTGGACCACAGTCTGAATAGTGTTATTATTTACTTGTTTTTGGTGCATTGTAGGTTCCTCTTGGGTCATAGGGAATAAATAAGTCTAGTCATTAATCTTATCGTCACTTATTGTCTTTCCCTTTAGTATATTTTGCAAATCCGCAGTAGAACCTACATATAGATTGTTGACGTTGGTTTTAGGTGCTTCGCCTTCTCTCATATTCTTCAGTTCTTTTTGCATCTTTAGTAGTTCCATAGTCGTATCGGATACATTTTTTATTAGGCCACTAGCGACTTCATATGCTCGTGGATGTTCCATTTCTTTTGCAAGTTCTAATATTCCCTCTATAGCCTCGTTACCTCTTTCAATGAGATTATAAAGATTGTCTCTTGCATATCCATAATCTGTATCTAAATCACCCTTATGTGAATCAGAAATCTTAGCCGTCCTAGGAGTTAAGCCTCTCTCCCTGCGAACACTCATTATTCTATCGTTGTCAGGAGCGGGTATAATCTCAGGGTAGTCCGGTTGCTCATAATGTTCTATGATATCATCAACCTTCGCATTCAATTCTGCATCTAATCTAGCGTTTACTGTTTTCTTCGCCATAATGTATAACTCCTAATCAATCAAGCGGCCACTTCACTGGCGCCATAGTATCTACGTCATCTGGGTTTTCTGGGTCATCTGGATGGCCTGCTTCTATTGCCACAGTCCAATTATCATCTGCATCAGAACCCCAAGGGTCAACGCTCATATTTACTTGTTCGAGTGGTGCTTCCCCATCTGCCGGGTCTAGCGAACCAACCATATAATTTGTAATAACCTTTTTGATAATTCCTTGCTCGTGTATTGGTGGATATAACCAACCACGAATTAAAAAGTCTAATTGCCAATTGACAATTCGATGGTCGCCAAAATTACCTTCAAATTCATCCGTCATTGTGACACCTGTTAATTCGATAGGAATATCTCTCTTCATATCTAGTTCAGGAACTTCTTCAATAACGACATTGAAATCTGGTTGAAAGTATGGTACAATTTGCTCTATAATCTGTAAGCCATCATCCATCAAGTCGCAATAAACATCTAGTGTAAATGTGAAGTTGTATGGAATAGGCGATAATATCGTATATGCTTTGTCTGTGCCAGTCCTATTAAATCTATGTGTCTGCATCTGATTACCCGCACGGGAGTAATCTGCTTCAATACCGTTCAGAATAAATCCCATTCGTGGGACTTGTTTGTTTTTTGCTGAATCTTTAACCAGCCTTGCCAGATATTTCTTCTGGGACTCATATGCTAGAGGTACTCGAATATCTTTAATTAGTGTACCATCTGATTCGGTTCTTTGAACGTGAATATTGTTAAACACTGAGCCAAACGCAATAATGAGTTTCTTCGTTGTTCCGTGGTAAAAAGTAGTTCCAAACATTAGTTAGTACTCCCAAAAGGATTCATCTCTGATAAATCCAAAACATCATCATCCATAGTATCCCAATCTGGTGTACCAAGTTCACTGTCGATTGCGGCCTGTATTTCAGCCTCTACGCCTTCTATTTCAGCATCAACAACATCAATTGCTTCACCACCATATTCCCAAGGTTTAAGCGTTAAAGTCCACACGTGTTGTGGGCCTTCTGGTGTCGGATAGAATGAACTGTCATTGCCGACAAATGTTACTTCAAATAATGCTTCTGCATCTGCAAAGTATAACAAATCTCCTGCAATTGGTTTATCATCGTCTGTAGCCGCTGTTTGTTCTGCAAAGGAGGTCTTCGTAAAGGAAACTTTCATTTCGTCTGTTACAGACACACCAAATTTGCCGTAGAAATCTCCGACATCTCCGTATTCTTGGTAATCGTCAATCAGGATATTAAACTGCCATACAGTATCAAACTTGCTTGTTGGGTCTTCTCCAAATATTGGGTCGAGACCAGTTCCATACTTCCGCGGAAGATACTTTGCTGTAAACCCAATTACGGCAACTACTTCTTCAACGATATCCTTAATCATTGGCGACTTGGACATATTATCGAACATTCCCATCGTATTATCCTACTAAGAAATTAACTGGAAGTTCATAATTAAGTGAAAATTCTTCTTGAAGTTTTTCAATCTCTTCTTTCGCTTCATCCCAAACTTGTTGACCATTTACTGTAATCCCACCAGGTAATGGCATCCCGTCAAATTGTTTCATATTTGCACCCCACTGTTGCTTTATTTGAGCAGTGGCATACTTCTTAATCCATTCATCGTTGTATACATCTACAGCGAATCCGGATGCTTCGTCTGGAGTTACGGCTTTCCACGCTCTTAGAAGCATAGAGTGTCCTGTAGTCCAAGTACCTGAAGCGGTTTCACAAGCGGCTTTAGTTAGTATCGTATCATCTGAACAAACAGGTCCAATGATTTTGCCAGAGTGTGAATGTAATTGATTTGTTGCTTTGTTGAATGAGAAAGTTCTGTCTGGATTGAAATAACTAGAAACCATATCTAAATGTTCCATTGTTATTTCATAATATGCCATACTAACTTTGGTCATATCAAACATCTCATCCGCCATAATCTTGTAGCGGACATCATTCATTGCTTCTGAGGAGAATCGTCCTGGCTCAAATATTCTAGTTACTGCTATAATTGATTCATCTAGCGTAATATACTGATTAGTAGCATCCGTAGCCGTGAACTCTACAGTAAGAAACTTTTCCTCTGCACCATCAAAATGTCGCTCAATGAAGAGTTGAATCGCATCATCAATTCGGTCGAATGCCTGTATAGGGTCGACTTGAATTTCTATCTTAGGAGAACCTAGTTTCCTAAAAGCATAATCCATTAACTCCTGTGCTGTCTGTATTTTTGCCATAATTTACCTCGTATTCATTTCTTGTTCTATTTATGTTGTTTCAATTCTTTCATAATTGTCTTGTACTGCTTCCTAATTGACCACCGAAACCTCAGTATCGTGTAGATAAACATTGAAATTGTCATTGAATATCCAATATGGATTACTGCCTGAATCATATGTGGTTGTCCGTGTTGGTCTACGGCCATCATTGCTTCTGCTAACTCAGGATAACAAAGGAAACAGTTATATGAACTGTAAAATGTTATGAGGGCTCCAAGCAATATTGCAGAACGGGCCCAACAGGAATAATACTTCCTGTGGCGTAGTGTAAAAAAGAATGCACCGAAGGCTAATGCTGTGACTATTATCGAGAGATATTTCTCGACTTCAAATACTAGTGTAGTGTCCATTATAGTTTCATCCGCTCTTTATCCAATATATCACAAGGCCTATACCTGCGGACAATACTAGCCAAAAGAGTCGTTCTCCGTTACCTATTTGCATTTTGCTAGTCGATATATCTATTTGCTGGTCATCGGTTTGGTCAATAAGTTTATCCAACTTCTTTTCGATGCGGTCCACACTATTGTAAACCGTTTTCATCTGTTCTTCAAGTCGGGTAATTCTCTCTTTCATATTATCGATACCGGACCACAGTCTCTCTAGCGTTTCGATTCCTGTGTCCATATTTTCCCTAACGTATATATAATTGTGTTACTTAAAAGTATTTCTATAGCCTTTCTATTGGCTCTAATAGTATTTATATAAAAGTGTGAGTTGGAGATGATATTATGAATAAACGAATTTATGTAGTGGGTGATGTGATGCTAGACACATACTGGTCAGGAGTCTCGACCCGTATCTCGCCTGAAAGTCCCGTACCTGTAGTTGATGATGTACAAATCGAAAATCGACTAGGAGGCGCTGGTAACGTCTGCCAGTCGCTTAAAGTATTTACAGACGATGTAGTGCTTTTTTCTGTGGTGGGTCTGGATAGAGAGGGTGGTCTTGTCGCCCAACTGCTGGCTGAGAACGACATTGCAAACGACTTGTCTCTGGGCCCAGAGTCAAAAACAGTCACTAAAACACGTATACTGTCGAATGACCAACAACTCTGTCGATTAGACAGTGGGTACGTTAAAGACGCTCCTCCCTCATTTGGAGAGTCACCAGACGTTGTTATAATAAGCGATTATGGTAAGGGTACGATAACACCTGAAGTAATTGACAATATTATCTATGATAACGACTGCCCTATTCTAGTTGACCCAAAGGGAACAAACTGGGAAAAATATAGTGGTGTCTACGCAATAACTCCTAATAGAAAAGAATTTGAAGATGCGTATGGAGAATTGACATTTGAAAACGCTACAGATGTTATAGAAGAATTGGACTTACAAGGAATTCTAATAACTCTAGGTGCAAATGGAATGTGGTGGATTGGTAGAGACGGCACATCTATTATAAGACCAGTACCTGAAATCGACCAAGTTCGAGATGTTACTGGCGCAGGAGATACAGTAATCGCAACCTTTGGTCTATTTCTAGATAGGGGGATTACAGTTGCTATGGATTTCGCAAATAGGGCCGCTGGTAATGTTGTAACTAAATTGGGTACATCGACTCCAGACAAGGAGGCCGTTGTTGAGACTGTAGTATTCACAAACGGGTGCTTTGATATAATTCATTCAGGACATATCGCCTTGCTCAATCAGGCATCTTCGTTTGGAGACAGGCTGGTGGTAGGGCTAAATAGTGATGCTTCGATGACTCGAATTAAACGAAAACCTGTTAATAGTCAAGAAGAAAGGAAGAAAGTATTAGAAGCAATTACAGGAGTTGATAATGTAATTATATTTGAAACTAATACGCCATATGACTTGATTAAATCATTAGAACCTGATATAATAGTAAAAGGCGGTGATTACACGATTGACCAAGTTGTCGGAAACGATTTAGCAGAGGTCAAGATTATTGATACTATTAAAGGCAAGAGTACAAGTGAAACAATAGAGAGAGCAAAATATGTCAGATAAAATTATTAAAGGATGGGGTCACGAACTCATCATTGAAAGCAATGAAACCTACTGTATGAAACAACTCTGTTTCTTTGCAAAGGGACACAAATCGTCCTTTCACTTCCACAAAAACAAAACAGAAACTTGGCTAATCCAAAAGGGGTCTGTTTCAGTTGAAATGATGGATATGAAAGATGCGACCACTAAAACTATTATTTTGAAAGAGGGAGATACGCTTCATATACCGCCAATGACTCCTCATCAAGTAACTAATCTAATCCCAGAAACAGTTATCCTCGAGGCATCTAGTAAAGACACACCCGAGGATAATTATCGTATTGCACCTGGAGATTCTCAGAAACTAGGAAAAAGGCCTACTCAGTTTGTCCACGAGGACATAAAACCAGGCGATTATACTAGGGGAGAAAAACGAAACATTATGGCCTAGAAGGAATAGAGAATCCTGCGTTATCCATATTTGCACAAGTGTACGTTTGATAATGCAGGGCTAATTCTTCTGGCATAGGCTTATAACGAATATCGTCATCATCAGCAACAATTTCTTGTGCTAACTCAAGGAATGAACGAGCCTCGCCCGTACCAATATTATATACGCCACTTCGTGCTTGACTCATTGCATTTATTGTACAATACACAGCCGATTCAACGGGAATAAAGTCTCGTTTGAATTGGTCTGAACCAATAAACAAAGTAACTTTACCAGTTTTAGCATATTGTTCTCTCATCCAACAAGGAGCAGATTTCATACCATCTTTATGTTGTTCGTGTTCCCCATTTGAAGTAACATTAAAATATCTTAGACCAACAATTTTGGCGTTGTCAAGAGCATTAAATTTCCTCTGGTATCTATCTGCTTGAAGTTTTGATAATGCGTAATAATTGTTTGGTGTGTAATCATCACTCTTATCATCAAACTCGGTCCACTCTTTATCGATGTCCCCATAGACAGCGGCAGAAGAAGCATAGACCATTGGAACATTATTCATAGCACAAATGTCCATAAGATTGCAGGTATATTGATAGTTATTTTCCATCAAATATTTCCCATCAGTACAAGTAGTGGCACTTTCAGCACCAAGATGATAAAGTTCTTTTACCATTTTATTCTGCACCATAAATGAGAACAATTCAATAAATTTAGATTTGTCTATGTAGTCTTGGAATTTAAGGTGTTTGATATTATGAATTTTTCTTGGGTCAGACAAATCATCAACTAGAATGATATTCTCTATTCCCCGGTCATTCAAATTCTTTATCAAATGAGTACCAATAAATCCTGCTCCACCAGTAACGACAATTAATTTATCGCCACCGAACTGCCCGATTGCATCTTCTGGTGGGGCTTGCTCCTCTGGGTCAGGCAGACGTTGCATCAAATTCTCAGTTTGTGGTGCGGCGTGTACCTCTAACACTTCATTTTCTTCATCTAAATCGTGGTTTGGGTCATCACCCATTACGTGGCCATCTCTGATATTCATCATATCTTCACTCGTAAGTTGGCTAACATCTTTCTTATCAGTCATCTTTTTTCTCCTTGTTTTTCACTTCAATAATTAGATTATTATCTGGTATGTACAAATATTCAATATCACTATCCCGTAAAGTTCTGATAGCATCATCAATTGTTTCTACCAGAGGTTCACCACCTAAATTAAACGATGTATTAAATAAGATAGGTACTCCAGTTTGAATGTGAAATTCTTTTATCATTGCATAGTAAATTGGATTCTGGTGTTCTTTAACAGTCTGAATCCTACACGTACCATCTATATGGATAATTGCAGGAATCATTGCCGCGTGTTCTTCAGTAGCACAATTCATTGCGTACATCATATGAGGAGATTCTTCCATCCCTCTCATATCGAACCACTCATTGGCGTGTTCGTGAAGAATACTTCCTGCAAATGGTCGAAAATATTCTCTGTGTTTTACTGAGTTAACGTAATCTTTTCCTTCTGGTGTTCTTGGGTCATATAAGATAGAACGATTACCCAATGCTCGTGGACCATTCTCACACTTGCTTTGAAACAATGTAACAATATTCCCTTTCAAAATTAATTTAACAGCATCTTCTGGAGTTTGATTATTTGTAACAGCGGTAGCACCATAGGCTTTCGCAATCTCAACAATCTCATCATCAGTTGATTTCACTTCTGGACCAAGAAACAATGACTCGCCAAACGGACGAACTGTTTCATCTTTAGTAACATTGTAGTGAATAAGTAATGCCGCACCCATAGCGGTACCAGCATCATTTGATATAGGCTCAACATATAGGTTAATGCCTTCTTCCTTTAATTGTTCAAGATACCAATAATTAGCAACACAATTTAGACCATAACCACCAGAAATGACAACATTTTTATTGCCACTCATTGCTACGGCTTTACGAATGAGCGTAAGTACCATTGATTGAGATTCAGTTTGAATAGCATATGCCATATCTCTACGATTTTGTAGTAGAGTTACATCACCCTCCATCTCCTCTTTTGTACTTATTAATGATTCGTATCTGCCTTCATTGACAAGAGCACCATTAGGATAAGTTGGAATAATGACATTTCTATCAGTAGTCAACCACTTTCCACTTGGTCCGCCATCTGTGTAAATTGCAGGAATATCTTCGTTATATTTTCCGTAAGGGAAAAGACCCATAGTCTTTCCTGCTTCAATGGGCTGCCATCCACAATATTGTGTAACTGCCTCATATGCTTTTACGATACCACCAGAATCATCAAGAACTAGTTCGTGTCTGCCTTCTTCTGCTTCTCGACCAGAATCCATATCTGCTTTAACAGAGGGCCAAGGACCACGACCACCTTGATGTTTATAAAGAGTTTTAAACCTGTCTGGATAAGCACAATCAAAAATTGACTCTAGTTCCCAAGTCATTTCTTCTGCACCATTGATATTCATAGGAATGAAAGTTCCTGCACCATCAACAATAAGAGCAACGGCTGATTCAAAACCACTTCGATAAAACGCACAAGAGGCGTGCATCTTGTGATGCCATTTATCCATCATTATTACTTGGTTATCCGGGTCGTTAATCAGTCGTAATTTCCGAGCAAGTCCTACTATCACGTTGTCGCCACTAAATTCTACTCGACTTTCATCGGGTTGAGTGTGACTAACAACAAGATAATCAATCTTATCGGTGTATTCTAGAATTTTAACAAGGGAGGCATAAGGACCACCATCATATTTTTGTCTTGAAAGGCGTTCTTCTTCGATAGAGAAAACAATCTCTCCGTCTTTCAATAAACATACCCCACCATTGTGGCCTCGGGCAACACCTGCAATCCATAAACTCATTTTTGTACTCCATTATATAATTTAATTAGAATTTTTGTTTCTGGCACCCAACAATATTCCATATCGGAAACACTTAATGTCTTTATGGCATCATCAATAGTCTCTACTAATGGTTCACCCGACAAATTAAATGATGTATTGAATAATATTGGTACATCTGTAATCTTATGAAACTCCTCAATGAGTTCGTAGAAATTACTATTGTCCTCTCTGCTTACTGTCTGTATTCTACACGTATTATCTATATGACAAATAGATGGCACTAAATCTACCTTATCTTTCTTAACATCAACCGCATACATCATATTAGGAGATTCTTTTAGTCCCTTCATATCAAACCATTCGTGGACATATTCTTTCAATACTGAACCAGCAAATGGTCGGAAATATTCTCTACCCTTCACTTTGTTCACTATGTCTTTACCATTTTTTATAGTAGGATTGAATAATATACTTCTATTACCCAATGCTCTCGGTCCAGACTCAGAACGGCCTTGAAATATAGAAACGATATTCCCTTCTTTAATCAGATACGCAACATCTTTGGCATCCGCACCAGTCATTTCACCACCATATTTCTCAACTTTCTGGCGTATATCCACAACATCATAATTATAATCTGGTCCTAAATATAGATTATCATTTCTTTTCCTAACAACGTCATCCTTCGTCACCAAATAGTGTTGCAGTAAAGCGGCGCCAGTGGCAGTTCCCGCATCGGAAGAATTTGGCTCTACATACAAATTGATGCCAAGTTCGTTTAACTTGTCTAAGTAATAATAATTAGAAACGCAGTTGAGGGCATAGCCGCCACTTAATACAACATTCTTATTAATATTCATCTTGGATGCGTTGATGATTAGATTTAATACTTGTTCTTGTGTATCTTTTTGTACCTTGAATGCCATATCCCTTCTAAAACTAGATTTGGATAAATCTTCGGCCCAATCCATATCATTCAAAAACTCAAATTCATCTTTAGATATATTAATACTTGTACGATGTGGATATTGGACCTTTATCAAATCTTTATTAGATGTATTACCACGGAACAAGTAAGGTAGGCTATCATTCTCTTTACCAAATGCAGATAAGCCCATAGTCTTTCCTGAATCATTTATGTGAAATCCACAATAATCTGTGACTGCATCCCAAACTTTTCCAATTCCAGCGCCATCATCTGCTACCAGCATAAATTTCTCATCTAATAGTTCATCGTGACACTCTGGTATGTGATAACTTCTTCCCTTATCACATCCTAATTTTTTATATAGAGTATTAAATCCTTTTGAATAGGAACAGTCGTAAATACTTTCTATTTCAAAATACAAACCACTTTCCACATCCGTTCCCAATTCCCGTCCACTGCCGCAACTATCTATAATGACACTTGTAGCAGATTCAAAGCCAGAATTATAGAAGGCATTCGCTGTATGGAGTCTGTGATGATTATCAAACATCTTAATGACTTGTGGAGATGGTGTATCGATTTCCTCGGTATGTTCAATTAATCCTAATCGTCTTGCTGTACCTTGCCATATATCTTCTCGTGTATAATCAAAGACAGGATATTGGCGTTCATCATTTGGATTAGTGAGTAGCCCAGACACCACTAGGTAATCTAATTTATCTGTGTAGTCTAATATCTTCAACATACTAAGCAAAGGCCCACCATCGGCTTTGTACCTAGAGAGCCGTTCTTCTTCGATAGAGAAAACAATTTCCCCATCTTTCAGCAAACAAACTCCAGCGTTATGTCCTACCGCAATGCCTGCAATCCAGACTGCCATATTTATTTGTCCTCTAGAAGGTTCTTAGCATCGAAATCGTAGACAGATTTTTCTGGTGCTTGCGTTGGAGGGGGTGCAGTCTCTACGTTAGGAACTCCACAACTTCCACCCTGTGCTTGCATCGGAGTAGGCTTCTTGCCTTTAAACTCTCCACCTTCTCCTAAGAATCTCTTAACAGAACCAACAACTTCTAATTCTTCTTCTGGCTCCATCATCATAGCGCCATCATTCATTCTATCTAATTCATCATCCATTGAGATTCGGATAGGAGAATATACTCTTCCCTTTCTTAAACCGATATCAATAACATCGAATCCTTCTGTATCTGGATAAGTGATATTAATAGGTATAGTAGAACCAACGACAACCGTAGCAGTCTTATTAAATGATTTTGCTATATGTTGACCAAGAGAATCGCAACCCAAGAAATGGTCAGCGGAGTTTATCATAGCCGCCCATAATCGTAAATTAGGTTCTTTAGGCATAGCAACTTGATGGGCTGGATTTGATGTAAGAGGAACTTGCAATTCAGACATCATAACAACACCATAATCTACCCGAAGTGCATCAACGATATTGACAATATTCTGTACTTCAAAAGACCGTGAGGTAGGGTCAATTAAGAAGTCTCCCATTTGAGAAACAGAACGGCCAAATGGTTGAACAATGACTATTTTATCTTTATTCAGACCAGCCTTCATCTCTTGAATAGACTGATAGCCAGTCACCATCTCTTGCTTATTAAGTTTTAATGTGGGATTTTGAAGTTCTCGTGGTGCATCAAGACCATTGATTTCAATATCAAACGCTTGAGCCAGAGAACATTCTTGATTGAAGTATGCGTTAATTCGATATGGTTCTAGTGTAACCAAATCTTTGTCTTTCAAATGTTCATTGAATAGACCCTTGTGCCATACTTCGTATGCTTTATTTTGGAGAACTGGATGCCCTCGATATAAATCCATACCGCCTTCGCAGACAATTACAAAATCTTCGTCACCAGATTCTTCGGCATATTTCTCAAATGCCGGAATTGAACATAGTACCCTGCCGGCACCGCCATTAATAAAGAACGCTTTTGAACGAACTGTCATCACTTCACCTCACTGTTAATTATAAAAATTATCTTAAACTAGACGTATTATATCATAACTGCTATGGCTTGTCAAGCAATTATGTAACTATTTATGCAAATAAAAAAGGCTCTATATTCCGAAGAATAGAGAGCCTTTCTTGATTTCTTATTGAGTTATTTACTCATCAACGCCAGTGATTGGAGCCAATTGAGCAATTGCATCTGCATCATCCGCAGTACGCTCGGATATCTGAATAACCTTATGGTCTGGATTTTCGTCACGAACATATGGGTAATCATACTCTCCGTCTGGGTCAGTTGGCCATCTAACAAGATGGTTTGGAACTGCGGCCCAATCAGCAGGAATATCACGCAATTTTTGTCGATATGCCATCCATTCTGCTTTGACAGACTCAGGCATATCATCAGCGATACGACCATCAGACTGTTTCAATTTAGCGTTACGCTCTTCCCTAATAAACTCATCAGTTTGTCTACGAAAATCAGTTCTAAACACTAGAGGCTTAGTATAATCATCGATGATATCATTCTCTGAATAAATCATTCGAGGGTCAGATGGGTCAACAATAACTATATTATCATCTGCTACAGGTCCTACAGCGACTTCGTAGAGTTTCCTCTCAGCGAATCCACCGAAGAGAAGTGCAATTTTAATTGTATTCTCATCTGTATCAGCGTTAAGTTCTTTGACTTCAAGATTCAAAGGAACGGGCTGGGCTGTATAATCGTCTTTATCCCAAGACTGTTCAATATCTTTAGTCTCTTTATCAATCCAGAGGATTAGAGTAGACGGCCCATCATAACTTTGCGTAGACGTTTTACCTAACGCTTTTGTTGGGACAGCCTGTTCAAACTCGTCTGGTATGTCATAAGTTACGACTTTTTGTACGTGTGCCATTTTATTCTATCTCCTAAAATTCATATTAATTATTGGTAAGTCACTTTGACTAATCCACCTGCACCGAATCCACCTACACAAGCAGTTCCTGCACCGACAGAGTTTCCTGCACCGCCACCGCCAGGGAAGGCACTGTGAGCAGAACAACAAGCCATACTACCAGTACACCACTGTTTACCAATTCCAGAACCAGAGACTGTAAATGGTCCAGCAGGGCCACCAGTTGTAGTTCCAATATGAGTACAACAATCGTATTCTTTGTGGAAAGCCGAATTGATTCC